ATGCAAGCTCTGTTCATAATTATTTGGTCGATAGCCTGGGTTGGTTTTACTTCCTAAACACATCAGCAGATGGCAATCTTGATTACTCTCCATCTAGCTATGTTTTATCATCTCTAAACTCCTTGTATGTTGGTAATGATTTAGAGACTGTTGATGGTGTAAAGGGATTAACCGAATACCTTTGGAGAAATAATGAAACTTGTTCCTTCGGGGCGTACCTGCCTACTAATTTTGTATCTGGCGCTGCTGACGCTATTCTCGATGCAAGCGATGGCATTGTAGCCACTTATACCAGCGGAACTCAGAAGCTAGAAGCTCTGCAAACTCTGATTGATGTTATTTACTCTCCCTTATACTTAGATCAACAAGATTACACTGTGAGGGACGCCTTCGATAGTTTCATTGGAGCGGGTACAGATCTAGATGATAGAATATCTAAAGGTCCACATAGAAAGTTCAATACATTATTAGGATTTGAGTTTGCTGATATATCCGATGAGATAGAAAATATGGGTCTAATTTATGATATTGAAAATGTTAGAGACGATCACCTTCAATACATCGCTGATCTTATTGGATTTAAACTAAGGGGAAACTCACCCGCAAAGTGGAGGCATCAGCTTCGTCTGGCTTTAGATCTGTATAAAAAATCAGGAACTCTTGAAGCCATACAGACTGCCATAAACGCTTTGATAGTTGATTCTGTATTTGATGTTTCTGGAAAGGTGGAGGAGCTTTGGGAGTCTTACATTCCCAATCTGATCTGGTATGCTCTGGGGACAGAATCACCGCTATTCAAAAATCTAGAGACCTGGACCCCAGCCCTTGCCGTGCAGGGAGGTGTTTTCTCATACAGCACAAGCAGTTTAGAGGAGAACCTTAAGTTAGTTACAGATAGTATCCTGCTTGATCTATACAAGGCTTTCCCTGAGAACTTCTTATTTCATGGAGAGAAGATGCCAGTTCCTGAATTCTGGGAACTCGATAATGAAGGCTGCGAAGTAAAGAGGTATACGGTTTTGGGAGCCCCTGATATGAAGCCTTTCCATATTCACAAGGTTACTGATTCAGGATTCCAGGCTTTCAAACAGGATGCTAAGTTATTCGGGGAAAGTAAAGCCTGGGATGCGGCGATGGCTGAAGGTCCTTTAGGCGAAGGCGTTTACATGGCAGGGACTTCGCACCCAGCGACGGGTGAGAGACCTTTGTATTTGAAATTTAAAGGTGATCTAGAGTTCCTATTCAACTATAGAGGTAAGATCAACTACCCAATGCCCCCATTTGAAGAGGTTAAGTATTACAGAGATAGCTCAGTTACAAAGCCAATGGTGGATCTTTTGGTTGAGCGTCTTAAGTGCTTCTTGGTAAAAGACTCTTTCGCAGATGAGGTGGGTAACTTCATTGTCAGTAGTGCAGTAACGGATGAGTCAGACTTGGGCGCTCTGAATGAGTTCTTAATGTTCTTTAGCGCAACTCAGACGCCTTCAAACTTCAACGATGTGATGTTAAGCATTTCAGATTATGAGAAAAATCTGTTGCCTCTCTGGAATGGTAAATCATCGCACTTATTTATTAACTTCAAAGATACAGACTTTGATTTTTCAAAGACTACTTTGGAGGGTGATGGTAAGTATGCTCTGTACGAAGCAGCTAGAACTTCTAGAGAGTTCTCTCCCGCTCATGCAATAACCAGGGTCAACCTAACAGCAAGTGCAGAAGAAGATTACTTTACCTCTAGTACAAGGTTCCACTATTTAGGTCTAGACCACGATGATTCCAGGGCAAGCTACACATCTGCTTCCATCTTTGGAAACTTCGAGTATAGTGGAGTGCCTATGACCTTCAATACTGGAGGTGGTGATGGTAATCAAGACTCTAGTGGGGGTCGAGATGGGGCAAACACTTTCAAGCGTGATAAAGTAGATAATATCACAGATGCATTAGTATCAAGCACCGACTCTGTTGTAGACCTGGGGTCCGTGGCGAGAAGGGCTTTACGCAGACGCAATCTGAAGTATCTTCTACCTCATGAAGGCTACTACGACAGAACGGGCTTCAATGGCCCTGTAAGCTACGATCCCTCGACCCTGGAGCATTCTCTGCCCTCTTCTCTTGGAGAGCTTACGCTGGGCTATGTGGCCTCTGCGGGCAAGTTCCACCCTGTAGTCGATCCAGTCAATCCCTCAGGAATCTGGGACCAGTGCGAGGGGCTGGAATCAAGTAGAACTTTTTCGGGAATAGATACGAGCACAACATTCCCCTATAGAGGTTTGTCGGCATTGGGTTCGGATGCGTTTGATCCTGAGGCTTCTGCCACAGCACGCTATGTAGATCGGGGGCAGCTACCCGAACTATACAATACAATGCATGAGTTGTTTGAGGCCAAGGCTTTGGACAATGGAGATCAGATTTTGCTGGGAACCTCCGCTTATGATTCAGACGCATACTGGAAGAATAATGCTCAAAGTCTAGCTAATGAAGCCATCGCAAGTGGCTATGTTCTAAACTCCTTTGCTGACTATGAGAACTTCAGCTTCGGGAATGGGTTGCACAAACTTCATCGAGACTATTGCAAGTATTTTGCAAAACACCCACTAGGCTTAAATGAAATAGAAAAAACAGGCGGTAATATTTTTGCTCATGTGTTTGGTCTCGGCTTATTCAACTGTGACATGAAACTAGATGGATCTGCCGTAGGCGATCTAGTAGCCTCCAGCGTCACATCAGCTAGTGCCATCAATGCAGAGAATGTGTGGAACGAAACTGCTGATGGAACTTATGTAGCAGACGCTGTAAGACAAGGAGTTATTCCTCTTTCAGGAACTTTTGTAGAAGGTAATGTCAACAACGCTGAATTTAGAAACCCAGCTATCCTTAGTGGTATTGAGTTCTGCGATATATCGGGAGCCCCATCAGCAAACCAGTTTACAATTTTTGAATTAGATCAATCCTACTCGGTTCCTGGTCTAGAAAACTATTTAATAGGCAACAGAGTAATTAAGTGTAAAGCTCAAGGAGGACTACCTAGACTCAGGTTTGATCTATCTTCGTATGGTGATAGAAGAAATAGATTTATTAAAGATCACCTATTTGAACTAAAAATTAGATCACTAGTAGCAGAAGAGTATTCACCCCTCTTGGGCGGTGGCAAGTTAGGAGTGTGGATTCACACCGATCCTAGTGGTGGAGGGGACGCTGGATTAATCTGGAACTGGACACCACGCGGCAAGTGGGAGCCTGTCAGACAAAATAGATTATCTCTATCTTTAGTTAAGGATGTGTTGTCACATACCTACGAGTTTGATTTAAAACAACCCGACGCAGATGAAAAAGTTTACTGCATTGGAAATACAGTTCGAGGCGAAGATGTCATAAATGATGTATCTCTAGGAAATATAAAAGAAAGCTACTTTGAAACCTTTTCTATCAACTTTGATACTAGAAACTTTACTGACAAGAATGGGTCTGAATACTTAAAAATTATTCCAATACAAGAAGAAGACTATGTTTTAACTGAACAAGTTAACATGGATACAACAAACTATATCATCGAAGTATTCTTTATTCCAAACAAAAATACAGATAAGTATTTATTGATAGATTCAATAGAATTACAGGACAAAACTCTGAGGGATCGAGCGGGCATAGGCACTGGTCATGGGTTCGAGAGTAAGGGTACTCCACTGAGACCCTTTGTAAAAGAAGATAAATTAGAGTTATCTAAAGATCAACTCAGGGATGTTTTAAAGTTCTATAATGGATTGATAGGACAAGGAGTTGGACAATACGCTACAGAAATAGCGTCTAGAGATGCTACGATTACTTCTGGAATTCTAGAGGTAAGTGGAGGCAGTAGACTAAACTACAGAATACATCCTGATTGGGTTCCACATACCAAAGATGGAACACACCAGAACTATACAGAAGTGGAGTTTAATAACTGATGAGAGGAGTAGTAGAAGTATGGAGAGGGGATGAGCTAATCCTTGAAGAGCCCAACATGCTTGTTGATGGCGCTGGAGAGTTATTGGCTGACATCATGACCGTATCTCCTTCCTTGTCTGGGGTTGAGGATCATGCTACTTCCTCCATTCTAGATGCCTCCAACTACAGGATCAACGCCATCTCTTTTGGAACTGGCAAGGACGCTTTCAGAGCAAATGCACATGCTTTGGGGGAAGACTCTTTAGGACAACTTACTGGAAGTAGACGAAATCTTCATTTAAACGGAACCTGGGGGATGTTTGCCGTAAACAGTTTGCCTAATGATCCTGGCGTGGGGTTCCCCGCTGTAATTGGATTGCCTGATAGCCCAAACCCCACAATGACTGTTCTTGAGGAAGACACTAGTGTATCCTCTCAGTTAACTAACTCGGAAAGTCGTCAAACCGCAGTTAGCTCCATAACCCCAGGAAACGGCCAGCTAACTAATTTCATACCATCAGCCATATACTCTGGAACCTACCAAGGAACTGCTTTTAATGATTCTCTGTCGGCATGTGTAGCGGCCTCATTGATGGGTTGTTTCCCTGATGGAAGCAGTGCTCCATTCGCAAACACAAATAGGGTAGCGTATAGACCAACAGGCGGATCAGAAGAATTTATAGCAGTAGATGGGGGGTTTTTTAACGAAGTTAGTTCCATGGATGTATCTGGCTTCGTTAATATGGTTATGAGTTCGGTTCCCAATGGAGGGGCTGCTGGTCTTAACTTTAGTGGGGGTGCTAGTGGCTTATGCTTGTCTGCTCCTGCCGAAGAAACTAATGAAGGTTTCCCCTTCGTAGAGTACACTGTTAGTTTAGCTGCTGGAGACTGCAACTTTGCTCACGCATACGGGGGTATCACACATTTAGGTCTTTGGACTATTGACATGAATCAATCCCTTCTGAATGGAAATACACCTCCATTTGAGTTTAGTGTACTAAATAATCCTAGAAAGTATAGATTGTTCTGTAGAAAAGGGCTGAGTAAAGATTTAACTCACATTACTGATGTTAATGAGTATGAAGACCTTACTATCAAGTGGAGAATACATTTCCGATGAAAAATTTTGCTGAAGACATGGGCATCAACGGACATCTGACCATCATCCGACAGTGGAATGACGGTCAGGAAGAAGTTCTTTTAGATGACAGTAATATTATTGTATCTGGTATGGGGGTAGGTCTATCCTACCTCTTCACAGGCTCAGGATCGGATAGCGTTCTTGATTATCAGATTGACAGGTTCCAAGTAGGGGTCTCAGGCCCACCAGAGGGCGGTGTGACTAGTGCAATTTTTGAGCTTTCAGGACAACTAGAAGACACCGAGTATGGAGCAGGAAGTAACTTATTCATATCAGTAAATGATCAACTTACTGATGGATCTAAAACTTCAGATAGGGCTTTTGCTCTCATACCAAAAAATAAAATAACTAGAATAGGCGAGACTTCTGTTAGATATACTCTCGTTCTTGACGAAGAAGCTTGCAACGATTTGACTAGAAATAGTAACGACATGAATATCAACGAAGTAGGGATGTTCATGAAGAATCCTACGGGGGCTACCGATGACGAATCACTTCTAGTTTGTTATCGTACATTCAGTAATATTAGAAAGACTAGCGATTTTAGTCTCATCTTTAGATGGACCTTGAACTTCTGACATGCCTTTTAATAAAGCAGATATTTACACTAGTAGCGGCAGCGTCCAGCTATTTAATGAGTGGGTTCCTTATGTATCCAAGTTTGACACAAGCTCTTTTTACAACTGGGAGCAGGACAACCTTCCTCTCTACGATTTAGAGGAGCGCACCTACGAGCTTTGGGAACAGAATGGCTACAACACCTCTGCTGGCGTACCAGGGCTTACTCTTTCAGTTTCCGCAGACGCTGGTGCTGATGATTTAGCTGCGAATAGAAATATCTTTACTGAGGTAAGCTCTTGCATCGCAGCGATCCCTAAGGTAGTAAGATTCCCCGTACTAGTCGAAGTTGGAAGCTTTGGAGATCTCGGAGACTTAGAGCTACATAATTTCCGAATCGAAGAGGGTGGGTCTATTGAGATTATCAATAGAAACTTTGCTAAGATGTATGATGTTTCTGGTTCTCAAAAAGCCAAGGTAGCTGCTCCCACATATAACGAATCTCATCCCATCGCATTCAGGGTAAGCTCTCTTGACACAAGCAACACTCTAACAGATACCTCTTGTTTAGGTATTAGTAGCACAGTGCTTTCTGGTGGTGGAGATACCAGAGCCGCCAACAATGGAAACAGAGTTCTTTATCCACTACACAGCCTAAGGCAAGCTCCTCTAGCGGTTGCCCTCAACACTTCACCGCTACCCTCCACTGTTAAAGATAGCTTTGTCATGGCTCCATATGAAAATGTAAACTTTACTGCATTTGATGATACTCTAGCCACTACAGATGTTAGTGCCGCTAATCAGGCCACAGGAGACGCAATCACTAGAGCGGGTGTGGAAGACGATGAGATTGGAATTGGAGGAGTTACTTTCTTTAATAAGTTAAGAAAGATTAGTATTAAAAACTGTGATGGGCCAATCTACATAAGAAACTTTTTTGTTGACGCAGCGGTTGATACCGCTAATGTCAACGATTATGGTATTGAGGTTGTAAACTCAGACGCTCTTATTGAGAATTGCGCTGCCATGCGGGCAAACGAGGCTGGTTGGAAGTTTACTAATTCAAAAGTAGTTCTTTCTAGATCAGCATTCTCATATAGAAATTATAAGCTGACCAGCCCAACTGTTAGAGAGGCTCAGACTGGGTATGGATTCCACGCAGTTAACAGTGAAATTTCTATTAGCTCCCTTCCTTTAGGGCCAGACTTCGACTCCATAGGAGACAACGGAGCTTCTGGGTCTGATTGCAAGATCATAGCATCCAGAAACTACGCAGGATTTGTTTTAGATAACTCTAAGATTACGGGAGGAGTTCAGCGTGCGGTGGCTTCTGAGGTCAACGGAGGTAGTATTCTAGGATCGGAGCTTAATACGGGTTATGGTTTCCTGTTAGATAATTCAAAGGTTGATGTCAAGGGGCTGATTGATGTTTATGGAAATGATAAAGGCATACAATCAGATAACTCCAAGTTTGTCTTCGAGAATCTTTGCTTAGATGCTCATAGCAACGAGGCTATCAGATGTCGAAACTCTGAGTTTATCTTTGATTCGGTCACTAGCCCAATCAATGCGGGACAAAGTGATAGAAATCAATTAGATATGTCTGGCAATGGTCAACATATAAATCTTCAAAGCAACAGTTCATTCGGTTTTAGAAGAAAGAATAATATCCCCACAACATACGGAAACTCTAAGTTTTTTGTGGCTCATGGAGTTATTAAGTGGAACGGAGCTAACAAAAGCCCCTTACCAGCGATCTCAGTTAACGATGGGTCAATTCTAGATCTTATCCATCCAAATATTCAGGTCTCTGGAACAACAGAGAACATTCAGAATGTCCCCTCTTACGGTCGAGCCATTAAAGCTGTAAATTCATCAAAGGTTTCCTTATTTGGTACTGGGTCTGGTTGCAACTTTATCTTCGGCCCAGCAGGTATTAGTTATCAGCAGAAGATGGCAGGAATCTATGGAGGCAATAACTCGGTTATCAATCTTCACGGACCTACCGCCATGGCTCAGTTTGGAGTTGATGTTCTTGTTGAAGATGATTCAGTTCTAAACATTCAACCTGCTAGGAAGAGAGATGAGTTTGGTCTAGAAGTTAGCGGATTCGACCTTAGTTCTGCCGCTAATCACACATCAGTAGAGCTTCATGCTACCCGCGCTTGCCTCGTTGCTAATAGAAACTCTACTATCAATATGGCAGACTTGGGAGCATACCCAGCGAACTGGAGTAGGACTGCTACTGGTAGGCTTTATCTTGACGAAGGATCGGACTATCCAGTAGACACTTTTGATACTAGCGCGTTCACCTGCTCTGGTTCTCTTCAGTTCTACCCCAACCCACAGGATACTTCTGCCATAGAATTTTACGATCTAGATAATCTGGGTGCTGCTGGAGGACTCAATTTTACTCCTGCAAGCTTTCCTATCTTTGAACCTTTAGTGGGATTAAACCGCTTCTTTGCAACTCAGAATGTTATTAATACACCACTGAGTAATGAGGATGTTGAGAATCTAACGCAAGGTGGCGTGGCCGTGCGAGCTACTGAGGACAGTCTTGTGAATGTCAAAAATGTTCCCTTCCCCCTAGGAACAAATGATAGTCCTTTAGACGGATTTTACTACACAACAAGTGGTAGTCTCTGTGACAAGTTTATGATTTGGAACATGGCCGACACTTCCAGACTAAATGCTTCTCAT